AAGGCGTCTATGACTGCCATCCGGAGACGAAGACCGCGTATGCGCACCTGAAGCAGTTCGTTGTCACCTCGGCGACCACGACCAGCATCAGCTTCTCGCCGGCCATGATCTACGACACCACGAACCCGCGCCAGAACTGCGTGGCGACGGCGGCCGGTCCGGTGGACAACAGCGACATCACCTTCGTGGGCTCGGCCAGCACGAACTACGTGCAGCACCTGATGTACCACTCTGAGGCCTACCAGTTCATCACGGCTGACCTGCCGCTGCTGGACGACGCTCAGAAGTGCGTGCGCAAGAAGATGGACAACCTCAGCCTGCGTGTGTGGATGGCTTCGGACATCCGCAACGACGAACTGCTGATGCGCGTGGACATCCTCTACGGCATGGCTGCTCTGCGTCCTGAGTGGGGCTGCCGAATCATCGGCGCCGCCAACACCTAAGGAGAAACAGACATGGCATCGAATCGTTCCAACATTTCGGCCAACCTCGAACGCCTCAACTACGGTTCGGCTGATGGTTGTGTGGCAACCGGCCTGCACCGCGAGGTTATCAGCGGGCAGGGCGCCACCCTCACGCTGTTGCCCGAGGAGTCTGGTGCGCTGGTCGTTCTCGACCGTGCTGCGGGCTGCGTGGTCACGCTTCCCACCCCGGTGGTCGGCGCTGAGTTCGAGTTCCGCGTGACCGTGAGCCGTACCAGCAACTCGTACAAGATCATCACGGCTGCCGCAACGCAGTTCCTGGTGGGCTCGTACCTGGCTGGTGACGCCACCATCGCGACCTCGGGTGACATCTTCACGGGTGACGGCACGACTCACGTCGCGCTGACCTTCGACGGTGATACCAAGGGTGGCCTGGTCGGCGGTTGCCTGGTGTTCACGGCCATCAGCTCCACCGTGTGGAGTGTGGAAGGCATCGCAGTCGGCACCGGCACGATGGTGACGGCCTTCGCTACCTCGTGATGAAAGGGCGGGCGCTGCAGTCCCGGGCGCCCGCATCTTCATGGCCTACGTCAAGCATCCGGAACACGGGAACAAGCACGTTCCCGATGACCAAGTCGAAGCCCTTGTCGCCCAAGGCTGGGTGAAGTGGCCTCGCACGAAGGAACAGAAGGCGGGCTTCCCGTTCGTTCCTGCATCAACTCCTGCTCCGGTCGCTGAAGAGCCCGTCGAGCGTCAGAAGCGCAAGTACACCCGTAAGGCATAGGCATGACCACCGCTCTGGACCTCATCAAAGCGGCCATGAGCAAGATCAACGTGCTCGCGGCGGGCGAGACGCCATCGGCTGAAGACGCCCAGGTGGGTCTTGAGAGGCTCAATGCGCTGATGACCTCGTTGGAGAACGAAAGCGTCTTCAACTACACCACGACGGACACGGTTTTCAACCTTCCGGCCAACACCGCGTCTCGAACCATCGGCGCAGCGCAGCAGATCAGCATGGTTCGCCCTGTCGAGATCCTGAAGGGCTCGTTCTCTCGTCTGAACGGGGTGGACTACCCGCTCGTCCCCATCTCCGAGCCGGAATACAACGCGATCAGCATCAAGACGTCGCTGAACGCCATTGCCCCGGAGGTGTGCTTCTACGACGGCGGGACCCCCACGGGCATCGTGTATTTCTGGCCGCCTGTTGCTGCGGTGGTGGAGGTTCACCTCTTGACGCCGGCTCCTGGTGGAGAGGCTACGTCTACCACCACCGTCTACAACTTCCCCCCGGGGTATCAGCGGCTGATCGAAAACGGCCTGGCCCTCGAAATCGCCCCCGACTTCAACGTGGAACCACCTCCTCGCGTGGAGAGGTCGTTCCTGGCGCAGAAGCGTGCCCTCAAGCGGACGAACCACAGGATCCCGCAGCTCGGGATGGACTTCGGCACACCGGGGCGCTCTGACATCAGAAGCGATTGGCCGTGAAACCAATCCCCTTCGTTGGTCCGGCATACCAGGCGCGAAGCCCGAACTACAGCTCTCAGGTCTGCATCAACTGGATGCTGGAGAGAGGGGCTGGGAAGGCGCCTGCGCTTCTGCTCGGAACCCCTGGGCTCACCGCGCCGTGGACAACGCTGACCGGTGGAGGGATGCGTGGCTCCTATTTGGTGGACGACGACACCTCGGTGTGGGTCTGCGGTGGGAATGTCTACAAACTCACCACTGCCGCGGCGGCAACGCTCATCGGCACGGTCCCCAATGACGCAAGGCCCGTGCAGATCACTGGTAGCGGGCAAGACATCCTCATCACGGCGGACGGGTCGCTGTACTCGTTGACGCTGAGTGGGACGACCTCAACGCTCATCTCGACTGGGATCGGGACGGTTGACTTCCTTGACGACCACTTCGTCGCGAATCAGACCGCCACCAACTTCTTCATCTGGTCCGACGCCGTCTCGACCACGTTTGACCCACTGAACATCCAGGCCGACAACAGCGCTCCTGACGTGTTGGTTGGGACGAAGGTGGCTCGCCGGACCATGTACCTGCTGGGACGAAAGAGTGTCCGGGCTTGGTGCTCCATCTCGGGCGCAGACATCCCATTTGCTCGCATCGACGGCAGTTCGTTCGAGGTGGGGTGTCTGGCCAAGGATTCAATCGCCGAGATGGACTCGATCTTCTGGCTCGGGGGCGATGCAAACGGCTCGGGCCGGGTCTGGATGATCGAGGGTGGGACTCCTCGACCTGTCTCCACACCCGCGGTGGAGTACGCCATCTCCCAATGGCCGGATCCGAGCGATGCGGAGGCGTTCACCTACGCCCAGGAGGGACACGCCTTCTATGTTCTGACCTCTGTGTCTGCCAATGAGACCTGGGTCTACGACATCTCGCAGAACGAGTGGCATCGCAGGGCGTGGCTTCACCCGTCCGGTGATTTGCATCGCATTCGTCCGAGATGTCACCTGTACTTCGCCGGCAAGAACCTGGTGGGCGATTGGGAGACCGGGGACATCTATGAGTACAGCTTGGATGCGTACTCCGACAACGGGAACCCGCTCCCCGCGATCCGCGCCTGCGAGATTCTTCAAGACGGCCTTGAGATGCAGAAGACCGTCAAGTTCCAGCTCGACATGGACACGGGCGTGGGTCTCACGACGGGACAAGGTTCGGACCCACAGGCCATGCTGCGCTGGTCGAAGGACGGTGGGAAAACCTGGTCTTCTTCCCTGTGGCGCTCGTTCGGTGCAATCGGGGAGTACAGCAAGCGAGCGCTTTGGACCCGTGTAGGCGGTGGGCGAAGGACCGTGTTCGAGGTCCGCATCACCGATGCCGTGAAGCGGAACGTGACGGGGGCCTACGTTGGCTAACTCCTTCCGCAACTTCGAGCCGGCTGGGGCGTGGAGCTTCCCTGATGGGAGGTTGACCCCCCGTGCAGAGGCGTGGACCCGCAACGTCACCGACTTCATCGGCGCTCGTGGTGGGGTGATCCCTCCTGGCTCGATTGGTCTTGATGGGGATACGAGTCACTTCCTGGATGGGAGTGGGGCGGCTCGTACCCCCGACTACCCAGTTGGAGCGAATCCAAGCGCATCGGTCGGGCTGACGGCGATCAACGGCACAGCGGTGACCTTCATGAGGTCTGACGCAACCCCATCGCTCAATCAGGCGATCACCCCGACCTGGACGGGCCTGCACACCTTCTCTGGTGGGGTTCAAACAACGTCGCTCACGGCGAGCACAACGATCCGCTCAACGGGTGGGTTCGGGTGCAACGGTGCTACTCCTCAGGTATCGGCAGCGGTCAATGCGGCCATCGCTGGAACGGCTGGTGCCGCTTACACGGCAACGGAGCAGGGGTTGATCAACAACACGGCAGCGCTGGTGAATCAGCTTCGCGCAGCACTCATCGCGAATGGCATAGCGGTCTAGGGGCAGAGCATGGGATTTTTCGATAAGTTCAAAGAGGCGGTTGGGGATCTTCACGACTCCACGAAGTGGCTCGACCCCATCGGTCACTACTCGCTCGATCTCGCGCATCAGTCGTCCACGGACATCGTGAACGAAACCTCCCGAGCCATCGAGAACATGTTCGGCAAGGACACCTGGCTCGGCGGGATGGGTGAGCACTGGAAGAACATGTCCCAGAAGGACAAGGATGATTTCGGTCGCTGGGCTACGAACACTGGACTGAGTGCCGCGGCGGTGTACGGCGGGATGTCTGCTGCTGGCGCAGG